TTCATATTTTTCTTCTAAAACACTTAAATCTTGTATGTGTGGTGCTAAACTTCCGTTTAACTTAATATATTCTTCGTTTTGTTTTTTTATTGCCTCAGCATCTTTTATTTTAGCTTTTTCCGTTGCTATAATTAAATCTAATTCTTTTAATCTTGCTTTGTTTAATATTCCTATTGTATTAATTAAATCTCTTCTTTCCATTATAGCATCCTCAAGTCTATTTCTGGAAAAGTCTAAATTTATTAGTTTCTCTAAACCTCCAATATAACTTTCAAGATTAAGCATTATGCTTTTAGTTGATTTAGCAATTACATTATCACCTTTTTCAATTGATAATACCAATCTATCAAAAGACCCCGATAAAGAATTTACAGCCGCATCAAGTTTTTCGCTAGCATTAGCAAATTCTTCTGATGCAGCACCACTTGCGTCTTTTACATCATTTAAAGCTCTAGTTAAAACATCAAAACCACCAGTTGCTAAAGAAGCAATAACTCTTTTATCTCTTACCGCTGTTATTCCTAATTCATCTAATGTGCCTAAAACCGAACCCCCTTCCTTGTCTAATTTTGATAAAGCACCTATAAATTCAGTTAAAACACCACTAGCGTTTGCTTTAAATTCTTTTCTAAGTTGTTCCTGACTTTTACCTAACAATTCTGTAACTGTCGTTAAGCCTTTTCCTGTTCTTATAGCTTCTTCAAAAGTAGCTAAACTTCTTCCTATAGTACTACCAACTATTTCTGCTTCAAGACCTACTGCTTTGGTTGCGGTTGCGTATGCTAAAATCTCTTGCCGACCTAATTTATAAACACCTGTGTTTTGTGCTATTGCCGTTGCATTGCTTAATATTTCATTTTCAGTTGCAGCAAAGTTATTTCCAAGCTTCACTATTTCATCTGAAAAATCAGATACGTTTTCAACACCACCATCAACAATGGTTAAAAGCCTAGCTATATTTCTTCCTCCTTCTTCTCCTGTAATGTCAGATGCTATTTCCAACATAGATAATGATTCAGCGAACTCTAAAATATTTTGTTTTCCCTTAACCCCTAATTGACCCGCTACTGTTGCGTAATCTAATAAAGACTTTATACCTACTACTCTTAAATCTCTTGACAGTTCAATAATATCATCACCTAGATTTTTTAATTCACCGCCTGTTATTCCTGTTGTTTTTTGAATATTTATCAATCCTGAATTAAAATCCCTTACTGTTTGTATAGCATCCCTAATACCCTGAGCAAACAAAAACACACCAGAAGTTAGACCAAAAGCACCGATCAAACTTCTAAATGTATTACCTAATCCAACTAAGGCACTAGAATAATTACCTACATTTCTTTGATTTTTACCTATTTGAGCGTCAACTTGTTTTAAAGCACTATTATACTTTAATAACTTAGCCTGTAATGATGTTAGTTGTTTTTCTTCTTTTGCCGTTAGTTTGCCTTGTAATTGCGTTCTAAGTGCTAAATCGTTATATTGTTTAGTTAGTTTGTTTATTGCTATTTGAACACGGTTATAAAGTCCTGATGTTTTTTCTAGTTGCCTTTGTTCTCTTTTTTCTTGCGCTTCTTTTTGTTTCTTAATACTTGCTAATTGTCTAAGTGTTGGAATCTTAGATTTAATGGTTTGATCTAATTCCTTTTCTGCTTTACCTAATTTTTTAGCCTGTGTTTCTTGATTCTTTAATTGATTAACGTATTCACTAGGTAACTTTAAACTCTTTGAAAAGTTTTCACCAGATATAGCAGCTTTATCTAATAAAGCACTATTCTTAGCCAATATCTCATTGAGTTTATTTAATAACTCGGTTGTCTGTAATACGTTATTTGCCATTTTTTTGATGTGCTTTTTGTTTGTCTTTAATCTGCTTTTGGTAACTAATCCACCTTGTAACTACTATATCGTCTATTGGTAAAGTGCGTTCTAACCAACTCTCTGCACTCGCTACAACATCGTAAACGTTTTGTATTTCCTTTTCAACTGCTTTAGTGTTGTTTTTATGCTCTGTGTTGTACTTATTTACTAAAGACTTAATAACCCTGTTTAAATTGTCTAAGTTGGCTTGTATGCCTTCAAAATACTTCGGTTTAATTCTCTTGTCAATTAGTTTTAAACGTGCGTAGGTTTCTTGTTCGTACTTGCTTACGTCGATGTCGTTCTCACACTTTAATAAGTTTACTAAGAAATCGTAGTTGTATTTTATTTGGTTAATCTTATCTCTTAACTCTAATTCGCTAAACGTGTTTTTCATCTTAGCCCTTGATTGGCTATCGTCTAACAATACGTAATACTCATCATATAACCTTAACCAAGTTTCTTGCATTTCGTTTAGTTGAGCCTTTGAATACTTTTTACCCTCTTTATATTCGGAGTCCAATAAAAGCACGTTTTTATCCTTTAATATTTGCCAAAATATCAATATTTTTAAGGTATCTAAGCTATCAATTAGATTTATATTCCGATATGTGAGCGTATTCTGCACCTTTGTTAAAATTTGGTTTAATTTGCGTTTCAAATATGTAAGCAAACTGCTCTTTTTTAATGACTTTAATATCCCCATTTGTCTCTAATTTGTAAAAGTAACGCTCAATACCTCTTTGTAGATAATCACGCTTAAAACGTTGCAAAACGTCGTTAACGTTTCCTTTGAATGTTTGACCGCAACTAAAGCAAGGCATAAGACTTTTTTATTACTGATTCTAAGACTACTTCCATAATTTCCTGTTGGAATTCGTACCACTCTAAGTCTGTTAATCCAAACTCTTCAAAACCATATTTAGAACCTATCTCATCGTATTTAGAATCTGTTGAGTAAACTAAAAACTCTTCTTGTGATTGCTTTTTAACAGTTAATCCTTCACCTAATGCGCCTGTTAAGGTTAAATCTACATGACCGCCTGCACTAGGGTTTAAACTCATTTTATAGGCTTTATAATCTTGTCCTAATGGGCTTGATGAATATTTCCCAATAAAACCACCTACTGCACTTTCGCCAATTAACCACCTACTTCTTACTTGCCTTATTATGTTTGGACTGTTTATTATTACCACGTCCGCTATCGTCTTCGGCAACATTGACCTTTGATTTTTTAACTCTTGTTGTACTGGTTTTAAATAGTCCACTATCTTTAATTTCTTTGTTAATCATCTCTAAGGCTTTCTTTTTTGGCATCTGATAAAACTTTTTAGTTTTTAACGCTTGCTCAATTAATACTTCCTTTGATGGTAAACTTTTAATATTTATTCCTACTTCTGCTATCTTCATAAGTTTATTTTAAAAGAAAACCCTACCCGTAAAGGATAGGGCTTCCGATTCAACATGGGGCAAAATCTATTCTATTACGAAACTGTAACAGAGTTAGAAGTTCCTTTATATAAGCTACCTAATGAATCTTCAATAACATCATAAGTACCATCACTCAATTTAATTTGTACCGTATCAGCAGCCACCAAAGCAGGTGTAACTGTAAAATCATACTTTTGAGTTGTTGCGTTAAATGCTACTGCTGAAATAGTAGTTGCACTAGCTTGTGTTCCTTGTAACACATAATCACCTACTGTTTCTAAATCAAGTATTACTTGGTCTTTATTACAAGCAGATACAATAGAAGCACTAAATGTAGTACCTGCTGTAATTGGATCAACTGTAATTGAAGTCTCAACAGCACCTTTAACGTCTAACAAATCACCTACCTTATCAAATGGTAAGAATACGTGTCTTTCGTTAAATTCAACAGCATCTAGTAATTGAAATATTACTGATGTCATTTGTGGGTCTGTACCTTGTACTAACTTCATAGTCTCAACAGATAACATACCACCGTTAAACGGTCTTAGTTCTGTTCCACCTGAATTAGTACACATTAAAATACCTGATTCAAATACTAAAGCAAAGTTCCAAAGTGAATCGCCTCTTTTATTAAAAAGTGATTTAGTTTGACATGAACCACCTCTATACATGATAGAAAATTGTGGTTTACCTGCTCTAATCTCTGTTAGAATACCTGTGCTTGATGTGTTTTTCTCATTCTCTGGTGTGTCTTGACTAAAGTCATACATTCCAGTAATGTAAGGAAAAGCGTTTAAGCTCTTTACCGTGTTCGTGTATTCGGTCAATCCGAATGCTGCTACACCATCTGTGATAGCGTATTTCTCTGATTTCTTAAATAGGGCTAAACCTACTAAGTCACCAAACTTTGTTATGTCGCAAGAACCTAAACCACTACCTAAATAGTCTGTAGTACAGTTTCCGTATGCGTTTAAATCTACTGCCATTTTTATTTACAATTTTTGTTAAAATATCTCAATTCTACTGTCATTTTGAAATGGTGGAAATCTTGCATATCGTAGAAATATTCTGCAACACCATTATAATCTTTATATACATTTACCAAACCTGTGGTAATACTTGTCACATTAGGGTCTTTTATGTAGGCTCTAAACAATGATAAAATATACTGCCTAACCTCTTCGTCGATTCTTTCGTCTGAAATAACCAACTGCCTAAGATTAAACGTAAACATCACGTCGCACTTTTGAACTATTAAATCCTCGTAAACGTCTTGCACGTCGTAAGGACTAAAAAACATAATACCGTCTAAAAAATCATCTAACAAAACCTCTTTATATTCCTTTTCAGAAACATAAGCCTCTGGAATTATTAAGTTATTTCGTTTGTTTTTATAAACTCTACCGTAAGCATCAAAATTAGATAGTTTCCATTTACAAGTAATATTATCATATAAATACTCTTGCAAACCTTTTATAGTCGTGTCTAATCCTGTGGTATTTTGTTTTAAATAATTCAAAGCTCTGTTATAACACTATATCCGTTACCTAAATAACCCTCTTTAATACTTGTTAATTCCTTTTTAATATCTGAAATTTCACTAATTAATTGAGGTCGTAATCCTTTTACAGAAATAATATTATCACCAGACCTTGTACCTTCTATTTCTACTAATATCTTTTTATACAGTTCTTCTGCTTGCCTTTCATTTCTATTGCTTCTTAAAGAACTCATATAGATTTGCAAACAATTAATAACTGCACTTAGATAAATAGCTCTAGAGAATAAGAATCGGTTTTGAATTATTAAATCCGTAAAATCATCGTAAACTGTTATGTCAGGATTTAAACCCGAACTTTCGTCATACGAATAAGACTTACTTATGTCAAATAACGTTTCAGTTGATTGATTAGGAACAAATATCTCTTCTATATTTAAGTGCGTTATGTAGCTCATTATTTCTGAGTTTTCATAACTACGCTTGTAAGGTATTACCGTAGTGGCATCGCCTTTAATATATCCGAAAAAATAATCCCCTTTGTAAATAGTATCGGTGTCATTTAAAACCCAATCCAAAACCACTTCTTGATGGTCTGTTGTTATAGTAACTACCTGCTCTCTAATCGGTTCTAATTTAGCCGAATTAAAAAGTAATAGTTTAATAGTTCCAGTACCTTGAAAATCTAGTAATACTCTTGTTATTTTAAATGCGATACTCTTTGTGTCATCAACTTCGATTCGATAACCTACAAAACCGTTGTCTAATGGATTCGTTTCAACTTTATTGTACGCATACTTATATAAAACTTGTCTATCAATATAGCTAGATTCATTAAAGACTTGATTAACTACGTTTATAGCACTATCTTCTATGATATTACTTAACACAGTATTAAAATCTTCATCTGAAATCTTGGCGTAATCTTGACAATCTTTTATATACTCAATCTTAGCGAATGGATTACTATTTACAAAGTAACCACTTTCACTTAATTGATTAGTTGCGTCAATCATAGCGTAGTTAGGGTTAAAAGGTTGTTTAAAACCAATTAACCCTGACAAACCGCTTTTTATTTTTGAAACGTCAAACATATTTAGACGATTGCAAAAGCCATTATAGGTGTCTCGTTTGCAACTGAACTAGGTGCGTGATTAAAAGACAAATCAATACTAACTTCTGTTTGAGTTAGTTCATCTTGCTTTTGACCGTTAACCGATGTTCCGTCTGCACGCTCTGAGTAAGAATGTACCGCATATTGTAACCCATCAACAGGATTAGACAATGATCCATACATTTGCTCTTTAGTATCTACTCCGTTTCTGTTTTGTACTGGAATCCAATCCGCACAAGCTACGTGTCCCATTGGTACACCTAAAGCGAAACCTTTTACATAGGTAACATCTAAAGCCGAAGCCTTAGCACCTAATGAAGGGTCGTGAATGAATCGAGTACCTGCAAACTGAAAAGATGTGTTTGTTGCGTTACCTGCACCCTGATTACTTAATTTAAGCATATTAGAGTAAAGTATTGAATCACAAACAACATCTATTTGTTGACCTTGATACTTATTAATATCAGCAACTAATTTAATTAAAGTACCTACTTCATCTTTTACTGCATCTGCAATAACATAAACATCGTTAGTACCGTTAAAAGTTGCTTTACCTGTAATACCACCGTCAGAAGCACCTGAACGATTAGAGAACAAATAAGTACTTGCAACAGCGTCTAAACCGTTTGCGAAATCAATTACTTTGTTTCTAATTTCGTTGTTAAATTCTTCTTGCCAATCGTAAATAGAAGTATCGGCTTGCTTTAAAGTCATTGAGAACGTAGTAGAATACGTCTGCCATGTTAAAGTAAGTGTACCACTATCACCGCCTGTTCCTGTGTGGTTGTGCGCTCTACCTGTTGTTATTAGGGTTTGCGCTGTTCTTGTGAAGTAGTTAGTTTCTACTACTCTGGTATCTGATGTTTTTAACTGTTTGTAGTTTGGAAAAAACTGTTCAGCACCATTTAAAAATAATCTAAAGACCTCTGGAATTCTATACCTTTGGTCATTTGCTGCGAACTCGCCTTGTAACTTTATCTGCGCTTTAACGAGGTTCGCTAATGTGTAATTAGCCATTGTTTTACTGTTTAATTAATAATATTTTGAATGTTTGAGCGAACCTGCTCTGATAAGTTCCTGAAGTAGTCCTACTTCTTATAATGCAAAAAACACCTAAGCCACTAAATTAATAGTAGTTTACGTGTTTCTATTTAATAACGATGTTTCACAACATTGTTTCATAATTACAAAAGTAATAAAAAAATATTTAATATACGCAAATAAAAACGTATTTATTTTGCCTCAATACTTTTCTTTACAAATCTATCCATTAAATACTTCTCGATATGTGGCTCTTGTAGTATCGTAGAAATACCACCATCGTGAAATATATTAATAGAATTAAAATCCTCTTTCTTTTCAGGAATGTAAAATGCGCTTATTGATTCACCGATAATATATAAGTCTGTAAATCCATCATCCTCTGTTTTGTTTGTAAGTAGTTTTACTTTAAATGTTTGTCCCATGTTGTTGTCTGTGTGTATAAATTTAATTCGTTTGTATTGTAAATGCTTTCTCGCATCTTAATTTAATTTTAGCTTACCATCAAAGAAAATAAATAAACTGTTATAAGTTGTTTGGTCACAAGCGTTTGTTTTACTCATTACCAAAACACCGTCTTGAGTATCAAAGTAGATACGGTTATCACCTTTTTTAGCAACCTTTAATTTCTCGCTTGATGTGGCTTCGCATAGTTCCCAACCTTTAAACAAAGGCGTGTTTTCTATTTGGAAACCCTCTGAATCATAATTAATAAAGTCTGTTCGTTTAGGTTTTTGATCTAAGAACTTAACATATTCTAATATTAAATCCAAGTCTTTAACCTTCTTAATAAAATTGTTTAAAGTTGGGGCTGTTTTAAACCCCAACTCTTTTAATTTTGCTATCATGTTAATCTACATCTACTAAACCAGCCTCAACACTTTTAGTTAGTGTTTCGTTAAATTCTGGTGAGTTTAACTTTACGCCTTTAGCTTGTTGTTCTTCGATAAATTTATCTAAAGACTTTTTACTGCCTTTACTACCGCTATCACCTTGACCGCTTCCACCCTCAATAGGTTTTAAATAGCTCTGATTGTCTTTAAAGAATGATTCTACAACGTCTTTAGCTTCTTTTGGATTTGCGGTTGTTGGGTCTTTTATAACATTACCTTGGTTGTCTAATGCTAGTATGCTTCCATTCTCGTCAATATCAAACTTTAACTTAGTCTTTAGTATTAGTTTAATATCCTCTTTTGGTAATATCGTATTGGCAGGAATAACGCTGTCTAAGTAACCATCTAATTTAGTTTGATTCTTAAACGTTTTAAATTCGTTTTCCTTTTCGCTTACTTTAGATAGGGCATTTTGTAGAGCTGTTTCCTTTTCGTCTAAAGTTGCTTTGATTTTCTTTAATTGTTCGGCTGGCTCAATCTTAGCATCTTCTAACGCTTTCTTTTGTACCGCCTCAATTAATTTATCTATGCTTCTTCCCTCAAAACCATACTCATCACGGTATTGTTTTACTGCGATTTCTAAACCCTCTTTTCGGGCGTCTTTTTTATGGTTTTCAATAAATGTTGATTCTTCTTCTTCGGTTCTTAATGTACCGTCAAATTCTAATTTAATTTCTTCTGGATTGCTTTCCAATTCTTCCTTTGAAACCTCAAAGGTTTTGTTACCGATTTTAATCTTCATTATTTCGATTCTGTTTTAGTTGCTTTTGCTTTTGGCTTTGGATTCTTTTCTTCTAACCATTCTTTAGTCGCTTTCTCATCAACTACCCAAATGATACCAGTCTCTTTATAACTAGATTCTGATTCTTTAACTGTTGAATCTTCAATTACAGCTCTATGTCTTAAAACTGTGAATGTGTCGTTATTGACAAATAAACCGTCTTTGTCTTTAACTAATAGTTTGCGTTTCTGTACTACTTTCATTTTCTATTGTGTTATTTGTTAAAAAATATTGATTAAACTCTTCCGTTAATTGTTCCTCTGTTTTATCCTTATTAGCTTCTTGCCAAAACTTTTGAAACAAAACCTTTTTATTTGCTTCGACCTTGCCAAAGTAATCGTAAACCTCACTAATCGACTGATGGACATAAGGCTCTACTTTAGCCTTTTTAATCATCCTAGACTGCATATATGGGTCTGACTTGTATTTTGATAAGATATACTCTTCTAATAACTTGTCAAGGATTGTATTATTGTCGCCTTTTTCTTTAGCTTGTCCGTATTTTTCCATTAATACGTCTGGACTTTCAATAATATATCTACGACCAAAAGAACGGTTGTATAAATACTCGTCTTTATCTTTTGTTAAATCAACAAAATTAAGCGTCCAATTTGCTAAGGTGTTATAAATGTACTCAACAACATCACTATAAATATTAAGCGTGTTAGATATTGGCTGAACGTCTATAAATCGACCTGTTGCTGTTTCGTTTCCTTTATCTGATTGATGAGTTTTGTCAGTTCCCCATATAGTATCTTCAATAAGAAGTTCCATGTCTCTCAAGTCCTCTTTGTATTGTTTCCAAGTGTCTAAATCTGGCGTACTAAATCCTGCAACCTTATCACCTAAAAACGGCTGACCTTCTTTTGGTATCGGCAATAAATGAATATCACTTACATCTGCTTTGCGTGGATAACCTTTTCCATCACATGAGCTACATGATTTGTCGCCAATCTTACCAAGTCCTGAACACGATTTGCAAACAGAACTATAACGCCAATGAACTGGAAATCCTTTTTGAAACTTGTAAATTGTTAAAACGCTTTTATCTCTTGCATAGTCTTTAGACAATTCTAAAACAGGATGAACAGGGCTTATACGTACATCACTACCAATAACACAATGCTCTGATAATATAATAGCTGGAACTTTACCAAACGGGTGTTTAAATGTCTTGTCAGGAACTAAAGTAAAATTACCTGCCAACTCTAAAAAAGTATAATCTGTTGAATCGTCAACGATACGCCATGTTTTAGCGGTTGTGTCTTTGTTGACTTTAGGTTCAAAAACAATATACTCGACTGTTTGACCGTCTTGTTCGTAGTACCTAATATCTTCTATTGATTTGTAAGAAGGATATAAATTAAAATCTTCACCTTTACTTTTATACTCCAACATTATAACCCCATTTGGGTCAACGTCTGTTAATTGAAAATAATTCTCTGAAAGGTATTTATATAATGATTTGTTTGCTTTGAAATTGCTTATTTTATCTTCAAACAATTCTTTTATTGTATCGCTTTTAATTTCGTTGTGTTCTGAACCACCGTTAGCATCAAAGACATTTTGTCGTTTCTTCATTACACGGTTAAACAAATCCCTAATATCCTTAGAATACTTGCGTCTAACCTCGGCACGTTCTGCACTCTCTAAATGCTCAATACGTTCTATAAGTTCTTCATCAAAACCATCACCGTTAACTAATGCTTTTAAAGTCTTTGATTGTTTACGAGCGTCATGCACCCATTGCTCTGTCTTTTCAGAATGCTTTTTAAGCAACTCTTTTATTTCTGTTTCTGTGTATGTCATTTAAAAGCACATTTACTGCAAAGTTATACAAAATTATTTAATTATTACCAAATTATTTCGTAATTATCTTCATTCCAACTCATGTGACCATATCTAGCCATATCCCAAAAGTGATTGTAAGCGTCAATAGGTTGGTTTATTAGTATTCCGTTAATCTCTTTAAACTTGTAATTTTCACGCTCTTTTTTAACGTGTTTATACAAGTGATTTCTAACAACGTGTATTTTCTTTTTCTTCATAGATAAAATCCAATACATTACCGACTTCTTTTTGCTAATCTTAAACGCTTGACTATATCCTAAATCTTGAAGCCCTCTTACCATTTCTACCGTACCTTTGTTTTCACCTGTGTATTTGTCAGAACTATCACAAGCAATAGGCTTTTCTACTTCAACTTGTAATGATTGAAACGCATTAAAAAGTTCTTGTGGTGTCTCTATTGGCTGGTATATTAAAGGCTCAATATAAATATTGTTTTCATCTTCTGCATACTTACCGAAAGCGTTAGGGTCAGCGGTAAACCCGAAATCATTAGCGTAAGTGTAATCCATGTCTGGAAACTCATCTATCCAAGTAATAGAATCAAATATAACGCCTTTCATTGCACCTCTTAATCCTAATCCGTAAACTTTCCACATAAACTCGTCAGCAGTTCCGTTATTGTGATTACGAATGTTAATAGGTGGTTGATTTTTTTCGCTTATAATATCACCTAAGTAAAATACACCGTCATCTGTAACCTCATAACTTCCAACTTCCCAAGGTTCATAAGAAAGTATTTTGTTTTTCTCTTGTGGTGAAATAAAAGGATTGTCTAAAAAAGTAGTTCTTAAAAATCCTACATCATCACGTGGAATAATCCTATCGAAAACCCAATGATCTGTAAAACTAGGGTTAT